CTCTCACGGAGTTACCATACACATCACCCCAGACTTGAACCTCTTGTGTGTTGTTGGTGATGAATGTGAAGTCAGCAATGGTAGCCGCTCTCAACCCTTGGAACTCTGGTATAGCACCAGTGTCAAGGTAGGTAGCATCACCCGTAAGAGTACACTCAACACCAGTATCAGAGTTGAATACTTTTAGCCCTACAGTGTTGTCATATACAGCCACATAGCGTTCCTCAATGGATCTGTTGATGTGTTGCACAAAAGCGTTCTCAGAGAAGTCATAGTCACCTAGCTTGCTGATATGAGAGAACCCATTACGCTTAATCAATCCATCCTTTACTGAAGCGTGACAGTTCAACGAGTCATTACATTGACCCTCATATTTCAACCTATCTGGCTGCTGGCTAATCCCACCAATCAAGTTGGGGATCGTTGTATTGATGATCGGCATTATCCGTAACGGTTTATAGATCCACCTCTGCGAATCTGTCTATTAGTAATGAGCTGGCTGATTGTGTTATCAAAAATTGTGGCATTAGAGGAACGTGCATCTGAGTTCTCTGCATTTGCCTTAGCTTCTATCTCTTCCTGTAGAGTGAAGCTTACTGTTGCTTGATCTCCTATGGTTCTTGCTGCTGTAAGTCTAGCTGCTCGGATAGTGATCCATTTGCGAAATTGTTCTGGTAGGTCATCCCAGTTGAGGAAGCTTGTTATAATAGCCTTCAACTCTTTACCGATGATATATGTTCTATCAGTTCTATTGTACACTCTCACTCCACGCTGGATGTAGTCTTTGATGTCTCCACTCATGTGGTAGTTCACACCCATCTTAGGGATGTCAAAGGATAGTGTAGATTGTGGCAGTGTAATAGTGCCATCTGTATTTGGTGGTAAGGGGAACTCATACTCAGTATTGAAGTCATACCCTTTAGATTGGATCTCACGGCTAACCTCTTGCAAGTTGCTAAGAGCTGTAGTCGCTTCTAGTGGTAACTCATCATTGAGTGAGTTCACTGGTTCTTCGTCAATGATCTGTAGGATCGTGTTGACTGCCTCTAGTTCTGTTGTGAATGCGTTTGCCATGAGAAAGAAAGCTGCGCCCCCACCAAGAAGGACGCAGCTAGGTTAGGGATTATGTGAGGTTGCCGTCAGAGATCTCTACAGCAGCTTCTGGACGAAGCACACCATGACCAAGCATATACTTAGCAACGTAGAGGTTAGTCTGATACTCCATCTTCCACTCCATCTCAGTAGCAAGATCCATCAACTGGACAGTACCGATTGCAGACTTGTGGAAACAGAGGATACGTGAACCTGTGAAGTCTCCGTTGTAACCGATTCCATTAGAACCGAACACATCGTTGTTTGAGCCACCATCATCAACTGCGCTGAGGTCTTGACCATTAGGCATGTTGTTGGATGAGAGGATCTCGAAACCAGCGATCTTACCAAGTGTACCTTGAGCGTAAGAACCTTGACCACCAATGTCTTGGTTAAGCACACGGTTAAGCTGTGTCTCTGGGAACTCGGAAATGAGTAGGTTATACTCAGCAGAAGGCATGATAGCACAACGATCTTCAGCAGGTACGTTCTTCTCATCTAGCGCAGTCTTAGCAGCGAAGAGAGCGTCAGAAAGCTGAATAGCAGATGTGAATGTAGCACCAAAGCCAAGGTTCACATCATCAGCACCTTCACCACCACCAGCAGCATCAGAGAAGATACGAGTACCACCGAAGATACGATCTCCATCACGAGTGAGGGTAGCCTCTGTACGTGCAGCAGCATAAGCTACTTTGATACAGGATGCGTCAAACTGGTTAGCCAATGCACGACCAAGCTCTTCAGATTGAATTGCTGTGGATGCGTCATGGTTAAGCTTCATGTCATCTTCAGAGATTGCCACTGCTGAGATGAGTGGTTTATCAATGTTGATTACTCGCTCACCACGGAGGATGTTGTTGAGCAGACCATTTGCAGGGTCTAGGATGTTAGTACCACTATCGAAGTAATCCGCAGTTGCAGTACCAGTGATAGTGAATTGAGCAGACTTACCATATGCAATGGTCTTAGTCATGTGACGAGACTTCATAAGGTTTACCTTGTCAAAGGTAGCCATAGTTTCGCCAGAGAACACCTTGAGGAACAAGGCACGATCGTCTCCTGCTGCATTGATCTGACCAATGCGTGACAGGTTAGTATTTTGAGCCATAATATATAATTAGGTTTGTGTTTGTGTTTTGTTTGTTTGGTATTCCCCTTTACTTAGACGTTCCACATATCATTGACTGTCGATGTTATCCAGAACACTGGGCATCCGTTGAACATATATCTCGTTTGGGTTATAGGAAATTGAAATTGTTTACCAGCTACTCGCTGCTACTCTATCACGTACTTTCTGTGTATAAGCAGCATCGACTCCATAGCGTGGATCTTGCATAGCTTGGCTCATCTCAGCAGGTTTATTGAAACCTTGCGTTGATGATGGTGCAGACATTCCTTTAAGCTGATTGCTTGGTGGAACACTATTGCTATTACTATACTTGCTATATAAACCACTTACTGCCAAGTCAATAAGACCCATATCTCCAGATTCAACTGCATCATTATATGCTGATTGCTCTTCTGATGATAGATTCTTGGCAGCCCATGCAGTCATTGCTTGGTAGTTTTGCTCACCACCAACTGACTCTTTAACTTGTGTGGCTGCCATCTCTGACTTTAGCTGCTGAAGCTCCTGTGCTGCTACAGCATTGGCTTTATAGCTATCTACGATTTCTTTTGAGATCCCAGCGTCTTCAAGCTGCTTATAAGACTCATCACTGATTTCACCAGTTTTATAAAAGTCTTCAGTTGCTTTCTGGATTGCTGTGTTCTGTTGAGGTGTCTCTCCTTGCGGGAGTTCTTCACCTTCAGACTCTGGAGTAATGTCGAGATTATTAGATTCATCTTCTTGCTTAGGTTCTCCTAGTTTGGATTGTAGTTCTTGATAGGCTTTAGCCATATCTTCTGGCGACTCAAACTTAGGGTCTAGCCATTCTGGTCGATCTGACTGCGCCTCTGGTGTCTCAGTGACCTCCTGTGTAGGTTCATCGCCTCCGATGTACTCCTTCACTGCTTCTGCACGTTCCTCAAGAGTTGGCTCTGAGGATGTGTTCGCTTCCATTTGTAATGCTTGGTGTGACATATATTATTCTGGTTGTTGTGAGATGTTCTGGGCAATTTGAGGAACTGCTTGTTCAGCCATGCCCTGCATCATCTGTTGGTTTTGTTCTTCAGCTAATTGCTCCTCGTCTTTTACAAGACCATCTGGATCAACGCCAAGAGACTTAGCTTTCCTACTCATGTACTCACCTACGTTGATGTAGTTAAGTGCAGCTTCCCCAAACTGCTGAATAGAACCGCCAATGAATTCTTCTAACTTCTGAAGATCGTTACCCCGACCAAGAGCATCAACGCCAGTGACAATAGCTGGCTTAACAATCTCTTTAGGTAGTTCTCCAATCTTCCCTTCCTTCTTCAGCTTGGCTAACTTGATGTGAACCAACTGATACTGTAAATCTGTAGCTAGGATAGAGTACAAACCACCAAGGGTAGACTCTAGTTCTTGTGTGATTAGTCTGATCTCTGCTGCTGTAACACGTTCTGCGTTACGTACGCCACTAGCACCGCTTAGGAACGCTTGTGATAGCTTGTCCTTCAGACCATTAAGCACCTGCATTGCAACGCTCATATCACCCTGCTTGTTGACCTGTAGCGGCTGTACGGCCTCTACCTGTCCAGATGCAAACCCACCATTCTCTGTCTGCGCTAGATCACGAATGTTTGTCTGGCTATTAGGATTCACTAGGAAGATCACACGTGCTGCTGCTGCTGAACACTCAAGGATAGCCTTACTTAAACCCTCTGCTGAGTTTAGATCCCCAATATATTCTTCAATGTAACCACGGCCATAATGCTCTCCATCAATGCGAGACCAACGAAGAGCCATATAAGGTGATTCTTCTTTCTTATATTTACCTCTTGATCCTTCAACCTCTTCATCGTTGAGTTCTTGGTATGAGACCCACTTCCCATCAATGAGTTCACAGATAGTGAATAGTTCAACCTCTTTACAACCAGAGTCTTTAGAGAGTGCTTTCATGCGGATCTCTTCATCCACTGTCTCAATACCTACAGCCTCACGTGTGATAATCACTAATGGATTACCAATAGGGTCACGCTCAACTACATAGTCATTAAGTCGGTAAACACGATCACCATCCTCATCCATCTTAATGAGGACGTTACCAGTGAGGATTAACTGACGTAATGCACCATACAAAACATTGCGGAAGCCAGAGGACTCAATATCCTTCATAACCTCACGCTCAACCTTAGCTAAAGCTTTATCCAATTCTCCCTTGGTAGCAGAGTCCAACCCTTCCTGTGCAGCCTTAACGTCATCAATCAAGAGACGAAAGAACGGAGCATTAGGAGGGAGTAGAGCAAGCAATAGCTTAGATGCTAGGCCATTAAGACCAGATGCACCGATACTCTGATAGGGTGTGATGAAGTCTGTAGCCGATGTAGTGCCACGCCTAGGGAATAGGTGAGGAATAGTTACATCTGCTGCTGCCTCTGCTCTATCACGATACACAGAGCGATAACTGGTAAGTTGTTCATACCTACCAGATAGAGTCTTAGCTTGGTTGTTGTTTTGTTCTAGTTCCATTACCAATCAGCGTTCTCGCCACGTGTATCAATATGAACGAAAGTCTTATACTCAGATAGACCTCCCTTAAATTCACCTGCATCTCTATACTTCTTCAACTTGTGGTATAGTCTTGCAGGGGATAAACCAGAGCATTGAATGTCCAATGCCTTAAACTCTTTATGTAGGGACTTAGATGCGCCTCCTACCTGCTTGTTGTACTTGTCAGCACGATATGAGCTAGTGATTCGGATAGGTAGACCAATCTCTTTGCGGAGCTTGTCGAGAATCTTTACACCTTCTACGATATTCTTCCACTTAGATTTAGGTGGATAACCATTTAACTCACGCTCAAAGTAACGTGTGAACTCATAAGCTTTGAAGTATGTAAACCCCTGCTTATCAAACCATTCTGTAAATTCTTCTTTCTTATCCATAATTAGATCTTGTTGTA